ATGATTGACTCGTGGAACACGGAGCGCCTTGCCGTGTTTTCCACCATCGACCAGGTATTTAACTGGCCTCCTAGCACGCGCATCCGCACCCTTGGCCCGACGGGCGATTTCGTCGGTCAGCGCCCGGTGCAGTTGGACGATGCGACGTATTTCCGCGATGCCTCGACGAACGTGTCGTATGGCATCAAGATGATTAACCAAGAGCAGTACAACAACATCGCGGTCAAGACGGTCACGTCTACCTACCCGCAGGTGCTGTGGTACAACGCGACTTTTCCCGACATTGAAATTTACATTTACCCCGTGCCGTCACGGGTGTTGGAGTTCCATTTCGTATCGGTAGAAAAACTGACGGAGCCTGCAAGTCTTGAGACGACGTTGGCGTTCCCGCCAGGCTATCTGCGTGCGTTCCGTTACAACCTTGCCTGCGAACTCGCGCCTGAGTTTGGCGTTGAGCCTTCGCCGCAAGTAAAGCGTATTGCGATGTACAGCAAGCGCGATCTGAAGCGCATCAACAACCCGGAAGACGTGATGGCCATGCCAGCGGCAATGATCATCAACCGTCCGCGCTTTAACATCTATACGGGCAACTTCTAATGAAATCTCCGATTCTGGGTAGCAGCTACGTTATTCGTAGCGTCAACGCTGCCGACAATCGGATGGTGAACTTGTACCCCGAAGTGATTGCGGAGGGTGGCAAGGAGCCTGCGTATCTACAACGCTGCCCCGGCTATGCATTAGTTGCCACGATTGGCACCGGGCCGATTCGCGGCCTGTACACGCTTAACGGCGACATTTTTGTAGTGTCCGGCAATTACCTTTACGGATTGGGCGATAACTTTGAGATGCAGATTCCACTTGCGTTGCAGCAAGATGGAATGCTGTTGTTACAAGACGGCGGCGAGATTGAGGTGGAGTCCGGTACGCCGATTGGTTACATCAGCGGCACCGGCCCTGTATCAATGGCCGATAACGGCACGCAGATTTTTATTGCCGCAAACCCTGCAGGTTATATCTACAACGCCGACACAGAAGAATTTGGCGAAATCACCGACGAGGATTTTCCGGGTGCTGTGACGGTTGGCTACCTCGATGGGTATTTCGTGTTCAACGAACCCAACAGCCAGCGCGTTTGGGTTACGCAGTTGTTGGACGGCACGTCGATTGACCCGCTGGACTTTGCTTCTGCCGAAGGCTCGCCCGACGGCTTGGTGTCGCTGATTATCGACCACCGCGAAGCGTGGCTCTTTGGCACCAATAGCGTAGAGGTCTGGTACAACAGCGGGCGAAGCCGACTTCCCGCTCTCGCGCATCCAAGGCGCTTACAACGAGATCGGCTGTATCGCGCCGTACTCGGTTGCCAAGATGGACAACAGCGTGTTCTGGCTTGGTGCCGACGCTCGCGGTCAAGGCATCGTGTATCGAGCGCAGGGTTATCAGGGTCAGCGCATTTCAACTCATGCGGTTGAGTTTGCCATTCAGCAATACGATAACCTTGAAGACGCGACCGCTTACACCTATCAGCAGGACGGCCATACGTTCTATGTGCTGAACTTTACAAACGCTGATGCCACTTGGGTATATGACGCCGCGACCGGCTCATGGCACGAACGCGCAGGATTTGAAAACGGCGCATTTGTTCGGCATCGCGGCAACAATCACGTTCGCTTTAGCGGCCAACCTGTTATTGGTGATTACGAAAACGGCAATCTGTACGCTTTCAGTTTGGATGTGTTTAGCGACAATGGCGTTGCCCAAAAGTGGCTGCGGTCGTGGCGAGCGTTGCCTACGGGACAAAACAATCTCAAGCGTACCGCGCATCACAGTTTGCAGATTGACTGCGAAACAGGCGTCGGTCTAGCGGGTTACGGGATTGATGATTACAAATACCTTGCCTCGCAACTTAACGCGATTATTGATACTGAGAACGACAAGAACATCATCTTGGAGTACGACGTTACAACAGGCGCTGTCCCGCAACTGATGCTGCGCTGGTCGGACGATGGCGGTCATACGTGGACGGACGAACGCTCAACGAGCATGGGCCGCATTGGTAAATACGGCACCCGTGCCATCTTTCGCCGTCTTGGCATGACTACCAAGCTGCGCGACCGCGTATACGAAATCAGCGGCACGGACCCCGTTAAGGTTGCGATCATGGGTGCCGAACTCGAAATATCCGGCACCAATGCCTGACAAAATCACACAAATTCCGGCGCCCCGCGTCCCGATTGTTGACTCTCAGACGGGTCTAATCCATCGGGAGTGGTATCGGTTTTTCTACAACTTGTACAGCATCACGGGCACAGGCACGAGTTCAATCTCGACGGTTGACCTTGCGCTCGCGCCCGTGCCGCAGCCAAGTTTGGAATCGCAGACTGAAATTATCGAAACGGCGGTGGATATTTCGCCAGAGCCGCAGCTTGGCACTTTTGCAGGTTTGCAGCAGGCAAATCTGCCGTGGACAACCTTTGCGCGTAATCCCGTCCCATATCCCACGATTACCCCAGGCACGGTGTATTGGGACAACGAGGATCGCTCTAAGACGCTTGCCGTTGTCATGGAAGACACGGGCGACATCGTGCAGGACATTGGCGAAGAGACGTTTTATCGCGTCAAAGCCACGGCGACGATTACCAAAGGGCAGGTCGTCATGTTGACGGGCGGCGTCGGGGCATCCGGCGGTCTTAAAGCAGCGCCTGCTACGGGGTTAATTGCACGGCAAGCTGAAGACATTTTGGGCATTGCTACGCAAAACATTGCCAACAATGCGTGGGGATACGTCACTTGGTTTGGCGAGATTAAGGGCATCGACACCCGTGGCCTTTCAGACGGCGGCTGGGTTGATGGCACGCTGCTCTATTACAACCCTGCCGTCGCAGGTGGCTTAACCAAAACGCAACCGGCATTGCCGAACGTCGTCGTATTGATGGCGATAGTTGTTCATGCCGCTAACAACGGCATTTTGTTCGTCCGCCCGACGTGGGAAGACGGGCACGGCGAAATCGTCACGACACCGCCTTACGTCAAAACGGCGAACTTTGCCGTGGCCGATGGCGATACATGGCTGGTGAACAACAAGTCAGGATCGACCTGCATCGTGACGCTTCCGTCGGCATCGCTGTATACCGGGCGGGTGTTGACCTTTCAGAACTGGCAGAACCAGTTGTTAATCTCCGCCTCTGCCAACGTCATCCCGCAGGCGGGTGGGGCGGCTCAAACGACCATTTTGCTTAACCAAGCCGGGAACTGGGCAACGCTCGTTTCCAATGGCACAAACTGGGTTATTATGCAAGCGGCGGATTACAACAACCTCCTTATTGAGTAGGGGCAGGATATGACCGTTTACCTTTCGGCTTTTGCGGGCACAGGCACGCAGCTTTTCGACAATGACGGCGCCATCCTGTCAGGTGGCCTGATCTATACCTACCTTGCGGGCACCAGCACCCCGCAGGCGACCTATACGTCATCAGTCGGCGATACCGCCAACTCCAACCCGATTGTCTTGGATTCCGCCGGTCGTATTCCTTACGACATCTGGCTATCGTCGAACATTAAGTATCGGTTTGTCGTCCAAGACTCTTTGGGCGTACAACTGAGCGAATCCGACAACATACCGGGCATCAACGATGGCTCGCTCTTGTCGGTGCCGTTTTCGTCAATTACTGGCAAGCCTACAACCCTAGCGGGCTACGGTATAACGGACGGCGTTACAACGACGGCAGCGGCTACAACCTACGCGCCGATTGCTTCGCCGGTCTTTACCGGCACGCCGCAGATACCCGATAACGCGGCAGTTAGCGCAAATCATGCGGCAGGCTATCGAGACGCGCCGCAGAACGCGCAGACCGTAAGTTACCAACTGGTGCTGGCTGACCGGGGTAAATCGGTCGCCATGAACGGCACCAGCCTAACGCTTACGATCCCGGCGAATAGTGCGGTGGCATTCCCCATCGGCACGGTCATTATTATCATTAACCTAAACGTCTCGCCGCTATCCATCGCGATTACGACGGACACGCTGACGCTTGCCAATAGCACGACGACGGGCACTCGCACGCTCGCGCAGAACGGCTTGGCAACCTGCGTAAAGATCGGCGCGACGGCATGGCTTATTAGCGGGGCGGGCCTGACCTAATGAGCGGCGCAACGCTTGCAGCAGCGATTGCAGGCACGACCGGCGGGGCCGGTGCGGGCGTCTATGACTTTAACCAAGGCGCAGGCACCCTTGTTATCCCGACGGGCTTTACGAGTTGCACCATTGAGGTGTGGGGCGCGGGCGGCGGCGGCGGTTGGGGCACCGAGACGTTTATGGGCGGCGAACTGACGCTTGATACGCAACCCAGCCCCGGTGGCGGTGGCGGCAGCGGCGGGTACGCCCGAACAGTCATCGCGCTAGTTGGCGGAGATGTCGGTAAGACCATCCTATGGGCCGTGGGCACAGCCGGTAACGGCGGTGTCGCGGGCAACCCTTTGGGGTATGACGGCGGCGCCTCGTCGGCCTACGGCGGCTCCTACGGGCTTGCGGAGATGATCTGCAACGGTGGGTCAGGCGGTTACGGTGGCCTTGGCGTCAACGGCGGCAGGCAGGGCGCAGGCGGTACGGCATCGGGCGGTAGCGCCGTCAATACGACGGGCAACGGCGGTGCGCCTTTTATTCAAGCGGGAGGCGCTGCGATTGTGGGCCTGAATTCGCTTACGGGCGGCGCAGGCGGTAACGGCGGCGACCCGAACTTGGGCGGCGATAGCGGTCAGCCTGGCATCAACGGGCGCGTGCGATTTAAGTTCACGTAAGAGGCAATCATGGCAGTTAACGTCAAAGTCTTGATTCCGGCCAAAATTGCCGAAAGTGTGCAAACCACGCAGTACACGGCAAACGGCGTCACTACGCTCATCGACAAGTTTACGGCGACAAACTACAGCGGCGCCGTCGCAAGCATTTCGGTCAACCTTGTGACGTTTACGGATACCGCCGGAAACCAGAACCTGATCGTCAAAACCAAATCCCTGCAGCCTGCGGAGACGTACACGTTTCCTGAAATCGTGGGTGCGGCGTTGGCACCGGGCGGCTTCATCTCCACGCTCGCCTCGGCGGCAACGTCTATTACGATCCGCTCGTCGGGGAGAGAGATTTCGTGACCGAAGCCGAGGAAAGCCTACTGCGCCATTTTGAGGCGTGGGAACTGCCGCAGAACGCGACCGCGTGGCTCTTGGACCTGTGGAACATTACCCAGTTCCTTGATGACATCGTGGATGGCGACCTCGTGCGTCCCCAAGCCGCCCATGATGCCGTCTGGAAGATACTCGTGACGTTCCCCGGCAACCCATTTTTCGTCGCAAACGCCTCTGCCCTGCAGACGGCTCTGGCAACCGCCATCCTCAAGTGGGAGGCGTCCCATACCGCCGAACGTACCAATATGGCCGATGAGCGGTCTTATATGTGGCGAGCGGCCTATTACGACATCGTGATGCTTGTAGTCCTATTGTGCCAAGGCTACGAGTCTGCTATGGCAAAAGCCCCGTCCGTGATGGCACTATACGGCGAGAAATTCTCGGACTACCGAGCGGAGTTTCCTAATGCCTAATCCAGTCGCAGCCATTGCTGCTAGTAGCGTGGGCAGTGCCGCCCTTGGCAGTCGCGCAGCAAGCAAAGCTGCTCGCGCCCAAACGCAAGCCGCCGAAATGGGCGCAGCAAGTCAAGAACGTATGCTTGAACGGCAGTTGGCTGAAACCGCTCCGTTTCGGCAGTTGTCGCTTGACCAACTCAATCGCCTCGCCGCGCTATACGGACCGGAGGGAGCATATACCCGCGCTCCCGGCATGGAAGAAATCCAGATGGACCCCGGTTATGGCTTTCGACTTGCTGAGGGGCAGAAGGCGCTTGAGCGATCTGCAGCGGCGCGTGGAGGTTTGCTGTCTGGCACCATGCTGAAAGGCACCCAGCGTTTTGGACAAGGTTTAGCGTCTCAAGAGTTTGCTAGCGCTTATGAGCGCGCCCGTCAGCAGAGAGCAGATGTTACCAATGCCCTGCTCGGCATCGGCGGGTATGGTCCAAGCATTGCTCAAACCAATGTCGGCTCCATAGGCGGCGCAGGCACCAACATTGCAAACCTGATGACCGGCGCAGGGCAGGCTCGAGCGTCTGGATATTTAGGGCAAGCCAATGCGTTGCAGGCGGCGCTTGGTCAGGGCGCACAGCTTTATGGTCTTTATAAGGGCGGTTATTTCAATCCGCCGACACCCCCGCCTTCGGGAGGTTAATCATGCCAGTTATCGGCGCAACACAACTTGAAATGCCAAACATCCTTGGGTCGTATGTCAGCGGCTTAGAGGCGGGTCGCGCTAATCGTTTGGCACAGCAGCAGGCTGCTGCAGCTCAAGCCCAAGCAGCGCGAGAAGCAGAATTTCAAAATTACTTGCAAGGTGCTGATTTAAGCACGCCCGAGGCGCGTAATCAGTTGCTGCGATTTGGCCCGCAGGGCGCAGAAATGGCGCAGCGTCTTGCAACTATTGGGGCGCAAGAGGCGCAACAAAAAGCGTCGTTAGCGTCGGCGGAAAAGTCATTACTTGACATGGATACGCAAAAACGTACTTCCGCTCGAAATCTTGTGACTGAAGCAATTCAATTTGTTACGGCTTCAAATCCTCGAACGTATCCGCAACTTTATCAACAAGCAATTGAAAAATACGGCGTTGATTCAGTAAAACAACTTGGATTGACTCCGCAATACGATCCTGAACTGTTAGGTAGTCTTGGACAATCATTGATTAGCACGAAAGATCGGTTGGATCAACAGTTGCGCGCCCGAGAAGCGCGTACCGCCGAAGGGCGTTTATACGCTGATCAAGCTCGCGCTCGATTAGAAGCGCGACGTGTAGACCTTGAAACGCAGAGATTAGAATTAGACAGACTTAAAGCATCGCCCGAGTATCAAGAAATAAAATTAGATTCTAAGGCGATGGCTAAACGCGAGCAGGCATACCCGAAGGCTAGCGCGGCATTTCGCACGGCGAATAATGACATCGACGGATTGGTCCGTGATTTAGAAAAACTTAAAACAATGCCTGGACTAAAAGACATTACCGGCGGCATTGAGGGCCGATTGCCAAGCGTCTCTCGAGAAGCGACAGCAGCGCAAGCGTTGCTAGATAAGATTCTTGCGAAGGGGCAATTCCGCTCGTTGCAAACCTTGCGTGATGCCAGCCCGACCGGTGGTGCTGTAGGTAATGTATCCGACAAGGAAGGGCAAGCCTTGCGTGACAGTTTCGGCGCTTTATCTCAAACGCAACAAGATGAAGATTTTGCAGATCAAATTGACATGGTAATTGCGGATTTGAAGTTTGCAAAAACCAATATTTCTACGGCGTTTGAAGACGAATACGCATATCGAATGCCTGCAAGAGGCCCGACAGATGAGGACCGCACCGAAAAAACAACGTCTGGTGGCACTAAATATCAAATTTTGCCGGAGTAAAACGTGCCTACTTACGTTATTGAAGGCAAAAAGGTACGCGCTGACAAGCCGTTAACTGACGCAGAGATTGACGAAATCAGCGCGTCAATACGCGGTGTGCCCGCCCCCGCTGCAGCGCCTGCGCCGACCGATGCAATTCCACGTCGGCGCGGACCATCACTTGCAGACATTGGAGATCGCGCTACTGGGTTTAGAGAGCAAGTCGCCGCAACAGGCATGACGCCAGAAGAACGGCAAGCAGCCGTTCGCGGGTTGATTCCTGTCGCTGTGGGCTTGGCCGCTGGGCCGGTGCTTGGCGCTACGACTCGTGCTGCAGGGGCTGCGATTCCGGCAATTCAGCGCGTTACGACGCCGCTGGCTACTGCGTTTGAGACTGGCGGTATACAAACCGGATTAACACGAGCCACGCCTGCCGCTGCACGGGTTGCCACTCGTGTTGCGGGCGGAGCAGTGCCTGGGGCGGTTACGGGCGCTGCTGTTTCGCCAGAAGAGGCCACGACGGGAGCTGCAATAGGCACAGGCGTGGCATTGCTTGCGCCGCCTGTTGCGCGGATCGTTGCAAAAGGCGGTGGTGCAGTTGTAGATGCTCTACAGGGCCGCACTGCAGACGTTCGCGCCAATCAACTACTGAGAGTGGCTCTCAACGATGATGTCAATGCGCTCAAACAATTTCTCAATCGAACCCGAATCCCTTATCTTGGCGCTGAAGGTCCAGACGTTCCTGTAACCAGAATTGTTGCAAACGCCGCTCAAGCGTCAGGAAAAAATTACGATGTCTTGCAAGCATTGCTTGTTGAGGCAGAAAAGAAAGACCCACGCGGCGTAGTTAACGCGCTACGAAAACAAGAGGCGCAGGACACGATTAACGAGCTAACCCGTATCGCTGGTGGTCCGACCGCTGAAACGGCTCGCGCTGCTCGGGAAACTGCAAAAGATTCTCTCAGCGAATTGACCGGACGAATTAGGGAAGAAACCCTTGGCAAGGCGCGTGAAACTGGCAAAGCGGTTCCGAAGCTAGAAAGAATTGCTGCTGAATCAAGAGAGGCCGCTTCAGAAGCGGTTGATACGGTTCGGCGTTTAAGTAATGCCGTTAACAAGTCTGATGATTGGGCGCGTAATTGGGTAACGCAATCACGACTTGCAGAGCAAGAAGGCGGCGGATTCGCTCGTGAGTATGGGCGTGGCATCGGCGAACCCGGCGTTCGGCTACCGGCGCAGGGTGAGCAGCGTTATACCTACCCTGGTCAATTAGCAGCAAGCGGTCGGCAAACTACGATAGGCGGCCCGTTTGAACGTCAAGTCATTGACGAAGGTGGCGTTGTCGCTCGCAGAATTAGCCAAGCAGCAGAAGAGTCGCTTCGAGCGGGAAGCCGTGCGCGTGCTGCAGAAGCCACGCTTCGTATGAAAACGGAGCGCGGTGAAGTTCCGATTACTGTTGGCAAGTTAACGTCCGCTGTTAATTCGGCGCTTAACAAACCTGACATCGCCGCCAATTCGCAAGCAACTGCGGCGCTTAATCGCATCAATCAAATGTTTGCTGCGCGAGCAATGGAAACCGGCATCATCGATCCGGCTGATGTTTACGCAATCCGCAAATATGGCATATCAAGCGTTATTGATGAATTAAACCCCGGCGCAGACATGAAAGCCAAAAAGCGGCTTACGGCAAAAGTGTTGTCTGAAATTAAAGACACTCTTGATGATGCGATTGAAAATGCGGGTGGCAAAGAGTTTCGCAACTACTTGCGCTCGTTTGAACGCGGGATGTCAGACATTACCGGTATGGAGTTGGCTGACAGTATTCGCAAGTTGTATGCAAAAGGAACGCCTGAATCAAAACAAGAAATTATCGATCTTGTTGCGGGTGAATCGCCTGATGCCATTGAAGACTTGTTTGGCTCAGGCCGTTATTGGATCAGCAACGAAATGGCAAAAGATATGCCACTTCTCCGCAAGATTGCTGACACATTGAAACTTGATCTTGACGTTGTAAAGCAGGCGGCAGCTGGCCGTGCCGCACTGACTGAGGCGCGTGAAAAAACAAAGTTTAGTTTTAGGGCGCCATTCTTTAGCCGCGCATCGACGGCGGTTAATGAAATTGTCGCGAGCCTTGAAAAGAAAATGAAAGCAGAAACCCTTGATGTGTTAATTCGTGCCGCACAATCAGGTCGCGAATTTAACCGCGTGCTTGACGCCCTGCCAACAAGAGAGCGTAGCGCCTTTCTTTCGCAGTTTAAGAACGCTGAGTCTTGGAGTCGCTTCAGCACGCAAGTTGCTAACGCAGCGCGTACTTACGCAATTTCTGAAGAGGATTAACCATGCTTAAAGGCGCACTCAAATCAAAAACCGTATGGTTTAACGTCTTGCTCGCCGTCTTGGGCGGTCTTGAGCTGATGGGCGCACACCTGACGACGCTTTTTGGCTCACAGGTTGCCGCCGCAATCATGCTTTCTGGCGCCGTAGCGAATCTTGCGCTGCGGGCTATTACGACGCAATCACTTCAGGAGAAGGGCGGTGACTGAAGGTCAGGTGCTATTCAATATCATCGTGGGTATTGCTGGCGTTTTCGGAGGATGGATTTTGAACAACATCAGTCGCTCCATCGAAAAGCTGGATCACGATGTCCGCGAGATGCCGCTCACCTACGTCACGCAGGACTCGTACAACCGCGACCAGAACCGTTATCAGCGCGACATCGACGAGATCAAATCCATGCTGCGCCTTATCTTCGACCGGCTTGAGAACAAGGCTGACAAGTGATCCCCGCGTGGGCATTACGATTTGCGCCGTACCTGGTTGGCCTGATTGTGATTGTCGTCGCCTGCATGGGCGCACTTGAAAACGCCAAGGAGTCTGGTCGTGCCGAACTCAAACCGCAGGTTGAACGACTGGAGGCCACGCTCGCCGCTGAACGCGTTGATCGAGCGCGTGCTGAAAAAGCTGCGGATTCGTACCGATCCGAAATGGATGCTCTTCGCAGTCGTCCTGTTCCTCGTACTCCTGTCCGGCTGTGCGTCGAAAAGCGCATTGATGTGCCCACCCAGTTCACTCCCGCCGACCGTGCTACTCGAACCACCGCCCCCGCCGGGCGCTATGACGAAACGGCTGGATCAAATCTTGAAGCAGGGCCAGACATCAGCGCCGACCTCTACGACCTCGCCGGACGCTGTGACGCCGAAATAGCAAAGCTTCGCGCTTTGCAGGGATGGGTGCGGCATGACGTTCGATGAAGCCTTTACCGCGCTGATGAAGCACGAAGGTGGCTATAGTGACCACGCTGCTGACCCCGGCGGCAAGACGCGGTTTGGCGTCACCGAGGCCGTAGCGCGGCGCGAGGGTTACACGGGCGAGATGAAGGATTACCCGCTCGCCGAGGCCAAGAAGGTCTACCGCGCAGCCTATTGGGATGCGCTCCGGCTTAACGATGTCCGTTCAGAACTGCGCTTTGATTTGTTTGACGCTGCCGTCAATAGCGGTGTCGCACAGACGGTCAAATGGGTGCAGCGTATTCTCCATGTTGCCGACGACGGCATCATGGGAGTCGTTACTTTGAATGCGCTTGCCACCGCAAATTCATCAAAATTTCTTGCAAAATTCAATGGTCAGCGTCTACTCTTTATGACAAGTCTTAGCACTTGGCCGTCTTTTGGTCGAGGCTGGGCGAGGCGAATCGCAGAAAACTTGATGCGATAGGGGGTACGGATGCGCTCTGACGGCATCCCGAAACAGTTTCATCTGCTCGGGCATACCATCAAAGTCAGGGTCGTCAGTCCGTCGAAATGGCGACATGGCAAAAGTACGGTCGGGATGTGGATACCCGACGCTTATCGTATAGACATCCTGTCCACGGCCAAAGGCTCACACCGGCAGCAGGTATGGGCGCACGAAGCCGTCCACGCCATGCTTGACCTTGCGGGCTACGAAAAACTGTCAGAAGACGAGCCGCTTGTAGATCGGCTAGGCCACCTGTTGCAACAGATGCTCACTACAATGGAGTAGGCAATGGGCAATCGTAAATTCACCGACGAACAGATTATTGCGGCCATCGAGCGCCATGACGGCAATCGCTCGGCAGCAGCCAAGTATCTCAATATGCACATTCGTGCGCTGGCAGCCCGAGTCGCAGGATTGAAGAAAAGGGGCGTGTTTGTAATGAGCGGTCCCGTATCGGAAGCTGCGCCGGTACATAAGCCGTTTAGTGTCAGTCAACTGCCCGAATCCGACATACCTGTCGAGGAACTGATCCTTCACCGTAAGCGCCAGTTTGAACACAAGCGGGCTTACGAAGAGGCGTCAAGCCTCATTCCCATCAAGGTCAAGATATCTGGGCCTATCGGCATTCTGCACTTTGGCGACCCGCACGTTGACGACGACGGCTGCGACATCGAGGCATTAGAGCGCCATACGCAGCTTGTAAACGACACCGAAGGATTGTTTGCCGTCAACGTCGGGGACACCACAAACAACTGGTGTGGGCGTTTAGCAAAGCTTTACGCTGACCAAAGTACGTCAGCGGCGCAGGCGTGGAAGTTAGCCGAGTGGTTTATCAAACGCTGCAACTGGCTTTACATCCTCGCAGGCAACCATGACCTCTGGTCAGGGGCAGGCGATCCGCTTCGCTGGATAGCCAAGCAGCAGGGGGCGCTCTATCAATCGTCAGAGGCGCGGATTGCCCTGAAGTTTCCGAACGGCGTTGAAGTGCGCGTGAATGCCCGCCACGATCATGCGGGATCAAGCATATGGAACCCCGCTCACGGCCCGATGAAGGCGGCGCTGATGGGCACCCGCGACCATATCTACGTCGCAGGCCACAAGCATGAGAGCGCCTACAGCGTCCTGAAAGACGCCATCACGGGCATTGCCATGCACGCCGTCAAGGTCGCGTCTTACAAGGTCTACGACCGTTATGCGCGGGATAAAGGCTTTAGGGACAATGCCCTCTCGCCTTGTGTGCTGACGACCATCAACCCGCTGCTGCGGGAAGACCACCCCGACATGGTAAAAGTCTGGTGGGAGCCTGAAGAGGGCGCTGACTACCTGCGCTTCCTGCGGCAGCGCCTTTAGGTTAAAGACGCCGCGAGATACATCGCCTGAAGCGTAGCCACGGCATCAGCGGCATCTCGCGCCTCGTACCACTCGCCCCGTGGCTGCATGATCGCCTGAAACCGCTTCTGGCCCTCTGAGAGCCGCCCACCCTTGGCCTTGACCTCGACCCAACAGGCCCACGCTAAACCGTCCCGCATGGGCTTTACGGCAAGAAGATCAGGGATGTCGTGGCCCGCCGAGGCGAAGTCGATGACCTCAAACCCTGCCTGACGCAGGGCATGGACTATTTCGGCGTGGTTGGTGTCTCGACGTTTGGCGTAGCGCATGAGGCTACCTTATCACGCAAGCGTGTCACGCCGCGCTCGGTAAAAAGTTCCCTCACCATTCCACATAGGTTTGGGTCGCCAAAGACGTCTTTCGGGTCTGCCTCGCGGATCAGCGGGCCGACCTGACCTTTGAGCCAGTCCTTGCGTATCTCGCGGTCGCTCCATTCGCCGACCCCGATGCGAGCAAGGTAAGCCGCCGCAAGGTGCAATTTGCCGAGCGTTGTGCCGATGCGCTGGTCCCAATGTCTTATACAAGACTGCGTGGGATAGGTGATGTCGCTACTTGTCGTGAGAGGCTGATTCATTTGCCAAGTCGCTCCAGCATCTCGCGTGCTTGGTACGCACGCAGCGGCGGCACCGTGTCCGCCTTGATCCACTTCGCCACAGCCTGTCTTGAGACGCCAAACCGGCGTGCGATCTCAGAGGCTGACCCAAAGGCTTTAAGCAATGTCTTGATGTCCATGTAGCGGACGATACGCAACGTGAGTTGACAAGTCAAATATCATGCGTATGATTGCTCTCGGGGATTGGCCCCACGGAGACAAACATGAGTGAACAGCAAGAAGGCCGTGACCTTCAAGAAATGGCCGAAGCCTACGCCGAAGCGCAAGTCCGCGCTGAGATTGCCGCCTGGCAATGCCTCGTCGGCATCCAAGAGTTAAACCGCATCGAGCAGGAAACCGCGACCGCATGGTCGAATGGTCTGCGTGAAATCATTGACGCCATCGACAAGGCGCGTGAGCAACTTGGGAGAACACAATGAGTCAGTCAGAATCTATTGCTGAACTTGCATACGCGCTAGCCAAAGCGCAGGCCAACATTACAGGTGCGCTCAAAGACAGTAGCAATCCTTTCTTCAAGTCCAAGTACGCTGACCTTGCAGCGTGCTGGGATGCGTGCCGCAAGCCGCTCACCGACAACGGCCTCGCCGTCATCCAGACCATCGAAATCGGCGAGAGTCACGCAGTATTGGTAACGACGCTCGCTCACTCAAGTGGTGAATGGATTAAGTCGTTCTGCCCGATCCTCACCAAAGACGACAGCCCGCAGGGGCAGGGCAGCGGCATTACCTACGCACGACGTTATGCGCTCGCAGCGATGGTCGGCCTCGCACAAATTGACGATGACGCAGAAGCCGCGCAGGGCCGCAACAAGCCTGCGCCGCAGCAGGATGCGGGATTGCTCGCCAAGATCGCTGCGACTACGACGGCAGAGGAATTGAGCAAGCTCTACAACAGCGTGCCGCAAGATGTCCGCGAAGCGCACATCGAGGTCTTTAAGTCACGCAAGAAGGCACTCGCATGAGCCTGCATTACTACCAAGGCATGAGCGAAGGCGAACTCGTCGGCCACGTTCTTGCGCTCGCTGACGATGCGTCTGAACTCTCGCAGGTGTTGGCACAGCGTCTACGGGTGCAGACCAAACTTCGAGCGGATGCTGAGATGCGTGAGCGGCTCGCGCAGGAGCGTATTTACAAACTGGAGCGCGAGTTGCGCGAACTTAAAACTTTGGCGGAGAGAGCGTGATGGAACAACGATCACCAGAATGGTTTGCCGCACGACTTGGCAAAGTGACTGCCAGCCGTATGGCTGATGTCTGCGCGAAGACGCGCAGCGGTTACGCCGCAAGTCGCGGCAATTACATGGCAGAGTTAGTGGTTGAAAGGCTCACGGGTAAACCTACGGAAGGGTTTACCAACGCAGCAATGCAGTGGGGAACGGATCAGGAACCGTTTGCCCGTGATGCCTATTCTGCAAAGACGGGCGAGCTGGTGACAGAAACCGGCTTTGTACCGCACCCGCGCATCGCTATGGCAGGCGCGTCACCGGATGGGATCGTCGGCGCAGGACTGGTCGAAATAAAAGCCCCGAACACGGCGAGCCATATCGAGTACCTGCTAAACCCTGAGCCGCCGCAAAAGTATTACTACCAGATGCAGTGGCAAATGGCGTGCTGCATGGCGGACTTTTGCGATTGGGTGTCGTATGACCCGCGTATGCCCGCGCACTTGCAGTTGTTGATCGTTCGCATCCCGCGTGACGATGACACCGTGCGGATGCTTGAACACGAAGTGGAGACGTTTTTGGCAGAGTTGGATGGTAAGGTCAAAGCATTGCAGGAGCTGAAAGTATGAAGTACGAACAGAAACCAAACACCGCGACCGTCTTCAAAAACGAAGACAAGCGGCCCGACCAGGTGATGAAGAACCCTGACGGCAGCGAGTGGGTGCGAAAGGATGCCGATTACAAGGGCAGCGGTATTTTCAACGGCATGGCCTGCTGGGTTGATGTCCACGAAAAGGTCAGCAAGAAAGGCGAGACGTATTTCTCGATTAAGGTCAAGCCCAAAGGTCAGCCTGCGCCTGCAAAGAAAGCCGCGAGCGGCGGCATGACCGAAGAGAACTGGGCGACCTTCAAAGACGACGAAATCGACTTTTGATTATGATTTCCGAAGAGCGAGCAGAGAAGGCGCTGCGATTTCTCGTCGATACAGACGAGACTGCAGCCGCCGCCAAAGCAGAGATGGAGCGAGCGGAGTTCGCTTATAAGCGAACACGTGAGGCCGTCTTTACGCACAGCGAGGGAACGGTGGCGGAGCGCCAGGCAATAGCCATGACGCACGCCAACACCCTCGGGGCGCATGAAAGGTACATCCACGCCATTGCGCTTTACAACAAAGTCGCCAACAAGCGCGACACCGAGCGGATCGTGATGGATGCGTGGCGAACTCTACAAGCAAACCGAAGACAGGGGTGATTTATGGTACAGAGTCAAATTGATTTCGACGCACAGTTAGGCCGCATCTTGCGTGACGAAGGCATGGCACAAGTCAGCAAGAATGCAGGCGAGTGGCGCGATGCGATACGCCGTTACCTTGATATTTGGTTCAACGAAACCCCTCAAGGGGCAATCTTTACGGGCGAGGATATACGCCTTGAATTACAAGATGTGGGCGTTGATGAACCGCACCACGCCAATGCATGGAGTGCCGTCATTGGCGCTCGCATTCGAGCGTGGCTGAAAACGGGCCAGATTCAGATTGACGGTTGGAAGGCGGCGAGCGACCCGAAAGCGCACGCAAGGCGCATGATGGCTTACCGAAAGGTGGGATTCTGATGAATCAAAAAGTATGCCCGTATATACAGGGCGAAATTACGCATTGGTGTTTGCTTGCCGAGAAAGGCAAGCCCCTAACGAATGATCAGATCAATTTCAAGATTGGCACTCTGGGCGAAAACTGGACGCCGACTGAGGTCGCAGCGTTTCACGCAGGGGTGCGGTGGGCCGAAAGAGCGCACGGCGTGACCGGATAAAAAAAGCCCGGCGGGCGGGGTATGCTTTGCCGGGCTAACTGATCTCTCAGAGGGTGAACTATGCAGGCCGAAGATAGCACGAATGCTATGGACATTTCAAATCTGCCGCCAGCGGACTGGTTCAAGCGGTTCGTGTACATTGCCGAAGGCGACTACTACTTCGATGTCATCGAGCGGCAGGAATACACCCGCAGCGCGTTCAATGCGATTTACCGTGGCGTGCCGCTGCAAAGCGTGCATAACAAGGCGCGGCGAGTCGAGGCAGCGGTCTTTTTCGATGAGAACCGTGCTGCGTTAGGCTCGCGGTTACTTACGGGCCTGACGTATGCGGCAGGCGAATCGGTACTCGTCGCCAAGGGCAACAGCGCCCACGCGAACAAATGGCGCGACCATAGACCGCAGGGCGTGCCCGGTGATGTCACGCCGTGGTTGCGTCACGCCGAGCGAATGCTGCCGAACGCTGCCGAGCGCGAACACGTTTTCAACGTGCTGGCGTTTAAGCGGCAGAACGCAGGCAGGAAGTGTAATCACGCGATCTTGCACGCGGGGCTTCCAGGCTCCGGTAAGGACACGCTCTACGCG